CTTGAGTATCAGGGCACCAAGGCTGGTGGTGGTCTGGGCATCAAGGCTGGTGGTATTACCAAGACAGATATTGAGATTGCCCGAGAGCAGACAAATCGGGTCAAGCCCTCGTTTACCCGTGACAGGTTCTGGAATCCGCCGTCTCACGATGGCATGGATTACGGCTATGAGGACTACTAATGTCTACCCTGACCAGTATGGCTATGCAGGCGATGGTGAACCAGTTTGGGAGGGAGTCTACGCTTAGAAAAGTTTCTCACGGAGCTTATGACCCTTCAACTGGTAGCGTAGACTCTATTACAAACACTGATTACACTGTTAAGTGCTATATGTCTGACTACAACCTATCTGAAATAGATAATGATAGTGTAGTTATGGGAGACCGGAAGGCCCTCCTACCTTCTGTAGATATTTCTGGTGGTAGCCTACCTGAACCGGACGTAGGTGATAAGATTGTGGGTTTTGGCGACACTGTAAATGTAGTTTCCACTCAGAAGATTTACCATGCCGATACTCTCGTATGCTACATCTGTCAGATGCGTGAATAACTATGGCACGTAGACCATCACCTAGACAAATTACCTTGCAGGTCACCAAAGACCGTATCTCTGAGATTACTGCACAAAGGGTAGAGGAAAGGTTAGACGACATTGCCTATTACGCCACTCACACTGCTCTCACTGGAGGTGGTCGTGGGGACGGTGTTGATACTGGTGCTTACGTAACTTCCTTCTCAATGGGTCCAGCAGGCTTCGGTGGTGGTCGTAGTAGAACCTCAAAAGGTAAGCCTCGCAATCAAAGCCCCTCTCAGAAAAAGCAAGAAGGTTACGACCAACTTAAGAGCGATATTGCTGGCATGAACCTCAAGCAAATGATTGAGGATGGTAACGCCAGAGTGACCCTTCGCAACAGAGCGCCACATGCCGAAGATGTTGAGTATGGTGATAGCTGGAAAAGTCCGGGTTATGGAGTCTTCGGTAAAATCAGGAGCAAGTTCAGGTAATGGCTATCTATGATGACATTCGAGCAGCTTTTGAGGTTGAACTTTCCAACATAAGTGGCATTCCTCAGATTGCTTATGAGAACGTCAACTTCACCCCTACTACAGACACTAGCTTTGTAGTCCCCCGTCTGGTCCCCACCTCTCGTAGACCAGCAGTCCGGGGTATCAACCCACAGAAGCGTTATGACGGTTTCTTTCGAGTGTCTTGCTATGTAGCCGAAGGTAATGGCCCTGCCGCTGCTGATGACCTCGCCAACCTTATCATAACCGCATTCGATGCCACTACAGACATCAGCTACACCAATGCCTCTTCAGAAACAATTATCGTATCGGTAGACTATGCTGAACGTAATGAGGGTAGGGCTGTAGATAACTGGTACGAGGTCGTAGTGGACATCGGCTGGTACATATATTCGCAATAAGGAAACACCATGTATAAAGCGAAACAGAACTTTGCCTACGCTGGCAAGACATACTTCGTCTCAGATGAAGTCCCCGAAACTGTAGCCAAGTCGGTTGATCCCGCCCTCACGGAAAAACCCAAGGCTAAGAAATCAGAAACTTTTGATACCCCTGAAGGAGAATACTAATGGCTTTCTCACAAGGCAGCCGCTCCAGCCTAGCTTATATCGCTGAGAGTTCTTTTGGAAGTACGCCCTCTACACCAACTTTCACTAAACTGCCCTTTAATACTCACTCTCTGGACCTTACCAAAGACCGTGTTGAAGGTAACGAAATCCAATCGGACCGTATGCCCCGTGTTGATCGTCACGGCAACAAATCGGCTGGTGGGTCTATCGAAGTTGACCTCCGTAATGGCGACTTTGATGAATTTATTGAATCGGCCATGCTCTCGACTTGGGATGACAGCCCTGTTGGTTCTGATGACGAACTGAAAGTTGGCACTGCACCCAAATACTTTACCATTGAAGATGCTGCTGAGGATATTTCTCAGTATCGAATGTTCACTGGCATGTCTGTGTCGAATATGAATGTTTCGATTGCACCTAACCAGATGGTTACTGCTACGTTTGAGATGGTCGGTAAGACCATGACACAATCTGCTAGCACAGGCTCGACTGGGGGTACCCCCAACTCCACATCCTTGGCTTCTCCGTTTGATAGCTACAGTGGGACTATTTCTGATGGCGGCTCTGGTATTTCCATTGTCACGTCAATCGACTTCTCTATGGCTAACTCTTTTGCCCCTACCTTCGTTATTGGTAGTGACAGTGCCCAACAGCTTGAGTTTGGCCGTGCTGTGGTGGAAGGCACTATGACCGTCTACTACGAAGATGAGACACTGATTAACAAGTTCCTTGACGAGACGGAAAGTGCTGTTGAAGTTACTGTAGATGACCCTACTGGTAGCAATACATACACCTTCTCGTTCCCCCGTGTAAAGTATAATGGTGCTTCTGTCCCGGTTCAGAACCCTCAGTCGCGTCTGGTCACGCTTCCGTTTGTAGCTCTGTATGATGCTACCGCTGAGACCAACCTTCTGATTAAGCGCCCGGATAGTAACCCTGCTTAATCTTACGAAACCGTTCACGGTCCTTACTCCAGTAAGTACAAGGCTATCTCGCATCAACAGCAGAACCGTCGCCTTCAGAAAGCACAGCGCACTGGTGGCAAGCTCAATATGACCGCCGAAGAGATTGAAGCTTCCGGCCTTGACCTCCTTGTAAAGTGCGTTGAGGACTGGAATATTACCCTTGGTGGTGATAAACCCGCTTGCACTGAATCCAAGGTTCGGGAGGTGTTTACGGAACTTCCCTGGCTTCGGGAGCAGATTGACTCTGCAATCGGAGATACTCAGTCTTTTTTGGCACCGTAAAGGCTGAACTGGAGGAGTTTGCAGAGCAAACTTTCAAGATGGGTCGCAAGGTCTCTGGGGGTAAGGAGTCTAAAGGACAAACCACAGAGCGCGACCATCTTGACCAAGTAGCCAAACACTTGGGGAAAGAGGTAGGGGAAATCCAAGAGTTCAACCTCAATGCCTCTTTTCCCGAGGTCGCTTCTCATATCTGGGTGGCCTTTCTTGAGCTTCATGACGGCAGAACTTACGGCATGGGTGGCCCCAACCCAATCTCCTACGACATTATAGATGCTTGGTGCAGGTTGACTAACATCAGGCTGCTACCTTGGGAGATAGAAGTCATCAAGTCTATAGACAATATTTGGATCAAGACGATAAACGAGGAGCAGAATGGCTGACGATATTATTGAGATTCCTATTGTCGTTAGGGACAAGGGGCTTAAAGAATCTATCAAGCTCACAACTCGTCTTGAACGGGAAATTAATCGTGCGGTCAAGGCAGCCGAAGGTCAGACTGCTTCTCAGGATAGACTAAACAAGGTTCTCCTTTCTGCTAAAAGGGAGTATCAGGGTCTTGGGGTAAGCAGCCAAAAGGCCACAGCAGAAATTCGTAAGTTTGCTGAAAGCACTAGGGCATCTCATAAGGCTGCCAAAGATAATGCCCGTGCTACAAAAGAAGCTGCCGAAGCTGCCCGTAAGCAAGCCCGAGAGATTGACAGGCTTAAAGGTAAGTTTGTAGCCAACTACGGTGCTTCCCAGAAGTATAAGAAAGAAATCCGAGACCTTATTCGTGCCAAGCGGCAAGGTATCGTCACTACGGACCAGTATGGTGATGCTGTTCAAAGGTTGAAGTCCGACTTCAGGGATATTCAGAATGGCGTAGCTCAGGGTAGTAACCAGTTCGCTAAATACAACGTAGCCACCTACAAGGCTAATCAGCGGACCAAGAGATTTGCTTCTGTCGGTCTCCAGCAGGCGGGTTATCAGGTTGGTGACTTTGCGGTGCAGCTACAGAGTGGCACTAACGCTGCTGTTGCTTTTGGTCAACAGGGTTCTCAGTTGCTTGGTATCTTCGGCCCCCTTGGCGCGGTTATGGGTGCCGCATTGGCCGTCGCCACTGCTTTCGCGGCACCACTTCTGGATATGGCTGAGGCATCGGACAAGGCAGGGCAGTCACTTAAGAATTTTGAGGACGCCACAAAATCTGCCAAAGAATCTATCTCAGACATGAGGTTTGAGCTTGAGGCCCTTAATGCTGGTTTCTTGGATACGGAAAGATTCGCCCTAGATACAGCCATGCGAGAGGCCCAAGCTGAAGTTGCCCGGACTGAAGCCACGGTAGAGAGACTAAAGCAGGCGGTGGAAGATTCCGACACTTCAACTTCCGGTCGTGGTGCTGACCGGCTGTCAACTCTTCGGACACAATTAGCCTTGAAGCAGGCGAGCCTTGAAGCCGCCAAGGAAGAGTTGGAGGAATATATAAGACTCACCAACGAGATAAAGGAGGGTAAGAGCCAGTTAATTGGTTTCGGTGATGTTCTGGGATTTATTAATGGGGAAACCTCCAGTATTGTAGCCAAATTCTCCGGTATTCTCCCAGAAGTAAGTCCCGTCCAAGCTAAGTTGCTTGAGATGAACCAAACCTTGAATGATACGACTGGGATCAACCTGGCGGGTGTTTTCCAAGACGCAAAGAACTGGTCATCCCAACTA